AAGATTGTTGGTTGGTTCCAGAACCGTTCAGAGTTTGGTCCAAGAGCACTTGGTTCTAGGTCTATCCTTATGAATCCCACACCAAAGAAGAATAAGGAGACAATAAATACTCGCATCAAACACAGAGAGGAATGGCGTCCGTTCGCAGGTATTATGCTTGAGGAATATCAAGATGAATACTTTATGGATACATATCCGAATGAATATATGCTATACTCTTTAGTTGTAAAACCACATCAAAGAAAGAAACTCGGTGCAATTACACACAAGGATTTCTCTTGTAGAATTCAGACTGTGAATAAGAAGTTGCATCCAGAAGTTACCACACTCCTACAAAAATATAATGAGAAGACTGAATGCCCAGTTCTCCTCAATACATCTTTCAATGATAATGGTCAACCAATCGTAGAAACTCCAAAGGATGCGGTTAAAACCTTTAAAAACATCGATTTGGATTATCTTGTGATTGGTAACTATCTTGTAGTAAAACAGTAATCTTATGAAATTTTTAGTATATTCCAAAAATGGATGTCCATATTGCTATAAAGTAATGTCGGTGTTAGAGATGACTGGTAATCAGTTTGTTGAGTATAAACTTGGCAGAGATTTTACAGGTCAAGAATTCTATGATAAATTTGGAAAAGGTTCTACTTTTCCACAAGTTCTTTGTGATGATAAAAAACTAGGAGGATGTGTTGACACCATTCAGTTTCTCAGAGAAGAAAAAGTTATCTAATCAAGACATAAATAAAACTACCACCCGTGAAGTCAATCGTGGGGTTGAACTTATTCTTAATGGAGGGAAGAGGCAATCTAAACCATTTCATATAATTTTTGAAAAGATGGTTTGCTTCTTCAAACGGGAAGTAACTATCTACTTCGAATTTTCCTTTCAATTGAGGAAAAAAAGTTAGTTCCCAGAGGTAAGAGCAATGTTAGCAGTAAGTTTAGTCTTTGGTTCATTTTTGACCATCCTGTTTCTTGTAGTGGGACTAATTGGAGGTTGGACTGCTAGAGAATATATGATGAATTATCGGGAAGTACCAAGACCTCACCCCGAAATGTTTGATAATCAGGGCAACCTGATTCCAGATGAGGTTATTGCATTTAATTTTGAAAACTATTATGACGACAGCGAAGAAGACGACATCAACGAATAGAAAAAAGACAACTACTTCAAAACCAAAAACAATTGCAAGAAAGAGTCAATCTATTCCCGACCTCCCTGCAAATCCTTTTATCTTTGAGATTTTTGATTTGTGTGGGAAGCAGCGTAGTTCTGCTAAAAAAGTAGAAGTACTTCAAAAGTACTCCCATCCTTGTTTGAAAACTATCTTCATCTGGAACTATGATGAAAGTGTAGTTTCTATTCTTCCTGCAGGAGATGTTCCATATGCTGCTGTAGATGAGATGGATTCTTTCAAAGGCACTCTTTCTGAAAAGATTGCAGATGCTGTAGAAAAAATGGGTGAAATGGGAAGTCGTTCACTTGGTTCTCAAGATCAAGGTCAGACATCTCTTCGTAAAGAGTATACAAAGTTTTATAATTTTGTAAAAGGTGGTAATGATGCACTGAGTTCTCTTCGTAAAGAGACTATGTTTATCAACCTTCTTCAAGGTCTTCATCCACTTGAAGCTGAGATTGTATGCTTGATTAAAGATAAAAAACTTGAAACAAAGTATAAGATTACTAAAGATGTAGTCTCTAAAGCATACCCTGATATTCAATGGGGTAATCGTTCTTGATCGGAGTTTTATTATGAATAAAGAAGTTACAGAGGTGTCCACAGAGACATCTGTGGAGAAGAAACCTATGTATTCTTGGACACAATCAGAAAAAGATAACTCCAAAAAACTTTATGGGGTTGAAATTATGATTGAGAATGGCACACTGGAGCAAGTCAAGACAAAAGACTGTCCTAATGATGCCAGGATTGTTACTTATGAGGTTGATGGTGAAATCAGATATGATTTGACTCGTAGTCAAAAAGCAGTCAATATTTTTGATATGTACTATGATAAATTTGGTAAGAGTTTAAAAGATATTCAGTTTGGTGAAGGGAGACACAATCCTAAACTCTGGGGAATTCAAGCACCCAAAACCAAAAAGAAGAAGTGATTTCCCAGATCGGGGGAAAAAATTCCGGCAAAAATTTTGCTTCTTAAAGTTTTTTAAAAATGTATCACAAGTTACATAATTACTTGACTACATAGTGCATAGGAGTTATAATACTCTAGTACGTTCATCCCACTCTTGGGTGGGACGCAAGTAAGTCGCGGAACGGAGCGTTCATCCCATGATAGAATTATTTCTATATACTACACTCAGTTGTCAAGATTCTGATGCGATTATGCTCAGGATCGCTAGACACAAATCTTTACCACCTAATGTAAAGATTGAGTTGGTTGAGACCGTAAGGGAAGCAACCGAACCTGAGTGTTATTGGGACGCAAACGACTGAAGGAACGGGGCTAAAAATCCCTAGTATTTCAGGTAACGACAAATGAACACACTAACTCTCATCAAGAAGCAAATCGAGAAGGCAGCAGCACTGCATGACGCTCAGATCACTCACACATCATATCGTGGTGTTGAGTATGATACTCGTTGTGTAGAAAGCA